CGGTTCCCTTGTGAAAGGTATCGGGGGATTGCTGAACACGGTGTCTTTCGGAGGTTTCAACAAACTGTTCGGCATCGGCGGGAACGCCAAGGAAGTGCAGGCGGCTATAGACCGTCTTACAGACCGGAACGAGCTGCTGCAGACCTCGATAGAGGATCTGACCGACACCATCAAGCAGAGCCAGGGGACGAAGAGTGTGGCGGCTTACCGCGACGCGTACAAGATGCAGCAGGAAACGAATTCGAACTACCTGCAGATGGCTATGGCGCAAGCCGGCTACCACGGAAGTCACCACAGCTGGAACTACTACTGGGGCGGTTTCAACCAGGCACAGATAGACAAACTGAGCGGACAGATCGGCCGCCAGTGGGACGGGAACCTGTGGAGCCTGAGCCCGGAGGAAATGAAGGCACTGCGCAGCAACGTGGATATGTGGACGCAAATCCAGAATACCGGTAAGGGAGGCTATGGCGGGCGACTGACCGAGAAACTGGATGACTACATAGACCAGGCCGGCAAGCTGGAGGAACTGACCGACCAGCTGTATGAAGGGCTGACGGGCATTTCGTTCGACGGTATGTACAGCAGCTTCATCGACAACCTGATGAACATGAAGTACGGTGCCAAGGATGCGGCGGAGGATATATCCGAGTACTTCATGCGGGCGATGCTGAGCAACAAGATCGGTGAGATGTACAGCGACAAACTGAAAGGCTGGTGGGAGAAGTTTGGCAAGGCCATGGAGGACAACGAACTGACCGAGGCGGAACGGAACGCGCTGATGGAAGAGTACATGCAGTATATGGATGAAGCCCTTGCCCTGCGTGACAACCTGGCGGCAGCCACCGGTTATGACAAGACGCAGCAGGGCGGTACGAGCCAAAGTGCGAAAGCGGGCGGCTTTACGGCCATGACGCAGGACCAGGGCACGAAACTGGAGGGCATGTTCACCGGCGGGCTGCAGCACTGGAGCAGCATGGACGACCGGCTGGAAAGCGTGGTGGAGAAGATGGACACGGCTGAAGGGCATCTGGCCCGGATAGCCGAGAACACCGGTGTGAGCGCCGGACACCTGGGCGAACTGAAGGAAGTGATAAAGAAAATGATACGTGACGGACTAAAAGTGAAGTGATATGGGCAATATACTGAGCGGACTGGTGCTGGTGAACGACACGGACATCTGGACGGAATACGGCGTGTTCCTGGTGGAAGACCGGCGCGGGGGCATGGAGAACCTGACGGCCATCCTGACCCCGAGCAAGGTCAAGAAGGATACGGCTGTGGACATACGGGAAGAGCACGGGGAAAAATACAGCCCCGTGCTGACCCCACGGAATGAAGCGCGTGACGTGACGCTGCATTTTGCGCTTTACAACAAGACCCAGGCAGGCTGGATGAAGCAGTACTTTGCCTTTGTGAATTTCCTGAAGCAAGGGAAGGACGGCTGGCTGGAGATCCGTTTCCCCCAGCTGGATCTGCAGCTGCGGGTGAAGTATGCCGACTGTACGAAGTTCACCCCGCTGACCTATCTGTGGACGGAAGGCGTGCATGCCGGAAAGTTCCGGGTAAAGTTCCGGGAACCGAAACCGATTATATAACCATTCAAACGCTATTAGAATATGCTTCTAACGATATATGATAAAGCCGGAACCAAGCGTGCGGATGTGGCCGTGAACGACAGCTCGACGCAAAGCAAGGAAGTGCAGGGAGACAATGTGCTTTCCCTGTCGTTCAGCTATTATGCCTTCCTGCCCCTGGACGTGAACGACTACACGGACTATCTGGGCGAACGGTACTGGCTGACGGAACGCTACACGCCGAAGCAGGTGAGCGATGGTGAATGGGAGTATAACCTGAAGCTGTACGGTATCGAGAGCCTAATCAAGCGGTTCCTGGTGCTGGAGACGACGGACGGGGACACCAACCCCCTGTTTACCCTGACGGCCACGCCCCGCGAGCATGTGGCGATGGTGGTGAAGGCTATCAATAACGGCATGGGCCACATTACTGACTGGAAGACGGGTACGGTGGAAGGTACGGAGCTGATCACGATAGACTACGAGGGGATGTACTGCGACGAAGCGCTGAAAGCCATCGCGGAAAAGGCAGGCGGCAAGGTGGAATGGTGGGTTGAGGGGCAGACTGTGAACGTGTGCCGCTGCGAACACGGGGAAGAAATCACCCTTGGCTATGGCAAGGGGCTGACCTCCCTGGAAAGAGATACGAGCAACACGGCCAAATTCTATACGCGCCTGTTCCCGGTAGGCTCGACCCGCAACATCGATGCGGAGAAATACGGCAGCCCGCGTCTGATGCTTCCCGGCGGCAGGAAGTACATCGAGCAGGGCGTGGAGGAATATGGCATCTATGACCATTACGAGCAGGATGCTTTCAGCGGCATCTTCCCCCGTCGGGTCGGTACGGTGAGCTCGGTTCGCAGCGAGGAGGTGGCAGACGATGAAGGAAACAAATTCACCGTCTATTATTTCCGGGACGGGGAACTGGACTTTGACCCTAACCTGTACGAGCTGGCCGGAGAAACCAAACGTGTGTCGTTCCAGACGGGCGACCTTGCCGGACTGGGAGAAAGCGATGACCACTACTTTGAGGTGAACTACGACAGCGCGGCACGTGAATTCGAACTGATCACCATCTGGCCCTACGATGACGACACCCAGCTGCCGGGCGGCAAGCTGGTGCCCCGAGCAGGCGACACCTATATCCTGTGGAATATCCGGATGCCGGATGAGTATTACCGGCTGGCCGAAGAGGAGTTTGCGGTTGCGGTGGACGAGTACAACCGGGACCACTGGCTGGACATTGCCGCCTACAAAGCCCCGACAGACCCGGTATACATCGAGGAGCACGGCATAGACCTGTTTGTGGGCAGACGGGTGAAGCTGGAGAGCCGGAAGTATTTCCCGGAAAAAGGCTACCGTCAGAGCCGTATCACCAAGATCAGCCGCAAGGTGAACGAACCCGGGCAGATGGACATCGAGATAAGCGATGCGCTGCAGGTGGGCAAGTTCGACAAGGTGACGGACAGCATCGGTGCGCTGAAAAGCTATACGAAATCAAAGACGGAAGGCGCTGCCCTTCCGGACATCATACGAAGCTGGGACAAGACGCTGCCCACGGACAACAACCTGTTTTCCGCCCGGCGCAGCCAGAAAGAGTTCCTGAGCAAGAACCAGCCGGACACAGCCAAAGAGTCCATCCGCTTCCTGAAGGGTGTGAGCTTTGGCGAGGCTGCCGGCGGCAAGCCCTGCGGCATCGTGGATGGTGAGGGCAATGCCGAATACTTGACTGCCGTGATCCGCGAACTGCTGCGCAGCACGGAGTTTGTGGACGGGCTGACCGGTGAGGGCTGGCAGCTGTGGATTGACCAGCTGACCGGACTGACAAACCTGACGGTGGACAAAGTGACTGCCCGGCAAAGCCTGGTGGCGCTGGAACTGCTGATCGAGAAGGTGCGCAGCGTGTGCGGCCAGCTGGTGGTGTCCGCTGCCAACGGCAAGATCAAGGACGTGGTGAAGCAGGGCGACAACTACCGCATCGTGTTTGAGCAGGAATCGGGCTTTGTGGCCCATGACCTGATGCGCTGTGCGGTTACGGGTGGTAAGAAACTAAAAGCATACTGGGTGGAGGTGGCTTCGGTGATAGCCGGCGGTGTACTGGTCCCGGTAAGCGAGTTTGGCGGGGTGAAGCCGGAGGCAGGCGATGAGTGCGTGCTGATGGGCAACACCGAAACCCCGCTCCGGCAGAACCTTATATCCATTGCGGCCACGGAGGACGGACAGCCCCGTATCGACATTCTGGACGGTGTGAAGGCCAAGAACTTCAACGGCTGCCTTCGTTGCCGGCTGGGTAAGCTGGACGGCATCAGGAGCAGCGCTTTCCCGGCAGACAAACAGCCGAAAGGAAACGGCCTGTATGCCGACAACGTGTGGCTGAAGGGTACGTTCGTGTTGATGACGGGCGAGGACATCCTGACGCGGTTTGAGATAACCGAGGGGAAAATCCATTCAGCCGTGGAAAGCTTGCGCAAGGAAATACGCGAAGAACAGAGTTATCTGGACAACAGCAGTTTTGCCGACGGCATGGACAAATGGAAGACGGGCAGCAAGGCTACGCTGTTCACCCTGGGCGGACGCTGGATCTGGGCGAACGGCGGTCCTTACGGTACGAAGCCGGACGGCCATGCCGAGATACGGACCGACGGCAAGGTGCCTTATGCCTATATCCGGAACAGCTATATCATGCAGAAACTGGAGGACTTCCGGCTGGTACCGGAGTACCGGCAGACGAACAGCCAGGGCGAACGGGTGCCCGGCGTGGTGTATCTGTCGTTCAGCTACCGGGTTATCAAGGCCGGAAGGTTGAAAATAGAATTTGTGAACGCTGATAAGACTGGGTTTGAGAACTTCAACATGTTCGGCCATGAAGAGGACCTGCCCGTTGGCGGTGAGAAGATGTTCACGTTGGACGGACTTTGGAACGGCACTGGCGACTTCAAGCTGTCGTTTACGGGCGTGATTTACATTTCGCTGCTGGTGTTCAGCACCAACAAGGCGGACGCACTGGCCTATAAGTACCGTACACTGTTCGAACAGAGCGACCGGCTGGTAAAGATTTCAGCGGCGGTCTTCGACAAGGACGGTAATGCGCTGAAAGAGACCGGGCTTGTCATAAAGCCTGAAGGTTCCGGTCTGTATGCGCAGGACAATACAGGAAAGATTGCCCTTATCGGGGTGAGCGTGGAGGAAGAGGACGAGTACGGAAATACCGTGAGCAAAATCAAGCTGACAGCCGACCATATACAGCTGGAGGGACTGGTAACGGCCAACGGCAACTTCAAGATACTGGAAGACGGCAGCATTGAAACGACCAACGGTAAGTTTACCGGAGAGATAGACAGCAGCAAAGGGAAAATCGGCGGCTTTGAGATAGGGAACGGCCGTATCGGTTCTGTGGCCGACTCTCACGGGAGCGGTGGCGGTCTTGCCATTTATGATGATTTTTTCCGTGTCGGCGGCAGCAAAGGATATGTGATGTTCGGTGATGATGTGATACCGTCTTCTGCAGGAGGAGCTTTTACCGCTGTCGGTCGTATCGTGAACTCAGCCCCCAATATATACGGGAATTACGGCTTCGACCAAGCGAACTATGGATTGTTTATAGATGTTACCGGCGGTACGAAGAACTACGGTATCAGCAGCAATGCGGCATTACTTGCCCCGGCGTTTATCAATACGAAAGCCAAGCTGCTTACCTTCGGAAGTGGAAACTACACGGTGGATTTCTCACAACACAATATCATTTTGATGTATTACAATGAACCCAACTACAGTAAGGTAGAGGTTACGCTGCCGTCGGAAAGTTCTGTGGCATACAAGTTCGGCATGAGTTACTTGCCTACCGATTTTGCAGCCATTGTCACGTTCAGGGTCAGACCCGGTTCAAAGAATATCATACTAAAAGGTATCTATAACCACAATGAAGATTTGCAAAACTACGAGATGGCATCCGGGGACTCCGTAACGGTACTTATTACAAAAGCGGACGGATTCCGTTACCAGATATTGAATCATTCATCCTAAAAAACAGATATATATGAAAAAGTTAGATTTCAGGAATTTCAGCGTTCCCACCGGAATAACCCGTCAGACGAGGGAGGTTTTCGATGCACGTGAGCAGATAGCCGATTTGCTGTATACGCGTGTCAGTGGCATCAAGGCCCATCGGCTTGCGTTCAAGATTTTCGAGAGTACCGGCGAGACCGAGTTCAGCGATGAGGAAACCGGGATGATACACATGGCGGTGGAACGCTATTGTCTTCCCAATGTGATAGATGCCCTGAACGAAATCCTGGGCGGGTCAGAAACCGATAAAAACGAATGAGTATGGCAGAAATGACACAAGAAGAACTGGTTCAGGAAGTGCTGGACCGTGTACTCCAGAGTTCTACCGGCGTGGAGGACTTGGAGACCGTCACCTCGCTGAGCGGTGTGAAATCACTGCCCGGCGAGAAGGACGGAAAGATGGTGAACGTCCCCCTGGAACTGATAGGGGAACCTGCGAGCGATGCCGCCGCCCGTGCCGAGGCTGCCGCCAAGAAAGCGGAAGGAGCCGTAGCCGGACTGGAGGAAAAGACCCAGGCCGCCACGGAAGCGGCCACCAAGGCCAACGAAGCGGCAGCCAAGGCAGAAAATGCCGCAGCCAAGGTGGAACATACTACGGCAGCAGCCGTCGGCGGAGCTACCGCACGCTTTTCCTCATGGATGGAAACAGGCAATGTCTTGCCTGACAAGAGTACCAAGCCGGGCGGCAACGTGGTGTATGTGGCCAGTGCCGGGAAATTTGCCTACCACATGGACTCCACCCTGTACGGGGACTGGGACGTGGCGGGAGTACCCCCTGCCGGCATGTTCATGGATGCGGACCGGACAGCCATCCTGCCGGACAAGCTTTACCTGCTGGGCGATGCCGTATATACCGGAACAGGCGGCAGCCTGAGACTGCTGGCCTACCGGCATGAGGTGATGAGCGGGGAAGCTTACGAGGCGCTGCAGGACAAGGATGCGAATACGCTGTATCTGATTTATGAGGAGGATTGACGATGATAACCATAGGCGGTAAGGAAATAACGGCTGCGTATGTGGGGAAACGTGCCCTGTCGGCAGTCTATGCCGGGGCAAGACTGGTGTGGTCTGCGATAAGCAGCTGTTTCGGACTTGGATACTGGAAAGGCGACGAGCCGTGGAACGGATCGGACGCATGGAACGGTAGCAGTAAAACTGATAAATGAATGATTATTATAAAAGGACAGTATTATGGCAAAAAGGAAAATAAGCGGAATCATCAACGCGACTGAACATCCGATGAATCTTGAAACACCATGGAACCAGAAACAGCCGGACGGCACCTATCATGCCTATGCAGGCGATGACATCGAAGCGTTCCTGAAGAAGGAACTGTCAAACCGTACCCCTACCGAGGAACTGGTGAGCGGCGAGACGAAACCTCCTACATCCGGAACGGTGTTCGATGCGATGGTGGGTACGGTGACGGACGTGGATGTGCAGGACAGCGAGGACGGCACCCAGTACGTGATGACCGTCAAGCAGAAGGACAACCAGGGCGGCGAGAGCTCGAAGGAAGTGCGCTTTTCCAAGTACACGGACGATGACAAGGTGGTGGTGAACATCGACCTGACGGACAGCGGCGGTGCGGGACTTCCCGCCTCGCAGTATCTGGCACTGGGCAGCGGCTTTGTGGTGAAATACTCCGTAGGTGTGGGCACTGCCGGTGGCGGTACGGTGGACGGCTACAGCGACCTGAAAGCCCGCGTGATCGTGAAACGCGGTTCGACCGTCATCAGTGAGTTCCGGGATGCGGAGTTTGTGGGCGTTACAGCCGGACAGAGCTATACCTTTGACGCTTCGCCCTACCTGAAGGATGCCACTGCCTATACCGTGCAGGTGGAAGCGCAGGCAACTTACCAGGACGGCACGCTGATGAAGACGGCCACGGCCAAGGTGACCATGGTGGCCATGGAGCTGGAGACCACCTACTCGGCGGGCAACGGGCTGGCCGACGGGGGATATAAAAATGACGTGAACATCCCCTTTACTGCCAAGGGCACGAGCGGTGAGAAGAACATCTACTACCGCGTGAACGGCGGACAGGCCTTTACCCTCGGTCTTTCGGCCGGCAGCGGTGTGCAGCAGAAGAACGTGACCATCCCCCTGACACAGATGCAGGAGGGTACGAACGTGGTGGAAGCCTACGCGCAGCATGAGAACTCCGGTGTGGTGAGCCGGGTGCATTACATTACGCTGCTGAAGGCAGGCGGAGGTGTGACAGCGTATGCCGGCCTGATGTTCAGCCACCGGGCAGCGGGGTTCCAGCGTGACTGGAAACACCCGGTGCTGGAGGCAGAGCAGTTCACGGCATGGAACTTCACGTATGCCGGCTATGACCGCGATGCGTATACGGCCCGTGTGAAAGTGACCGACCGGGGCAGCGTGGTGAAGGAAGACCTGCTGCAACGCGGTGAGACCGGCAGCTACGGACGGACGAACGTGAACGTGGAACCGTTGGACTACCGTGTGTCATGCGGCGATGCCGTGCTTGAGGTGCAGGTGAACACCACATCGCACCCGGACATTGAAGCCACGCTGGCACCGGATGCCGTGTGTACGTTTGACGCCTTCGGGCGAAGCAACACGGAAAACAACCCGGCAAGCTGGGTGAGCGGTGACAAGCGTATGGAGTTCCGGGACGTGCTGTGGAGCGTGAACGAATATGGTGCCGGTAGCGGCTGGCACAAGGACCGCCTGCTGCTGGCCGGCGGTGCAGGTATGACCCTGACCGCTGACGGCGGTTACCGCCCCTTCAACGAGGCGGACAAGCCCGAGGGATTTGCCATCCGTGACGTGGGCATGACGCTGGAGATAGAATACAGCACGGCCAACGTGACGGATACGGATGCCGAGCTGATCACCTGCCTGGGGCAGCTGGACAACGGCAACCGGTACGGGCTGATTGTGACTCCGGAAGAGGCCAAGTTCCTGACCGGTGTGGTGACCGAGGCGATGGATGCCGGACAGGTGCTGCGCTATGAAGACTCGGTGGGTACCAAGTTCCAGCCGGGTACGAATATCCGCATTACCTACGTGTTCTATCCGAACGTGCAGACCAACGAACAGCGCACGCTGATCGGTTTCTATGTGAACGGTGAAGAGTCGGCTGCTTCCAAGTGGCTCGACAAGGTGAATTTTGACATTCAGAGCCAGTTGGAATTTAAGTCGGCAGGTGCCGACTTGAACGTGAAGAGCGTGCGTATCTATAACAAGGCGCTGACCTCGGACGAGGTGCTGAACAACTACATCGTGGACCGCAACCACCTGGAGGATGCCGACGGGGAACCGGGCGTGCGCTCACTGGATGAGGACAACCGCGTGCTGAATGAAGGAGATACGGTGAGCATGGAGAAGCTGATGGGGCTGATGAAGAAGCGCCGGAACTCGATCCTGGTACTGATAGGCACGGGCAGCGTGGGCAGTGAGGTTCCGAGCGAGAGCGACACGCTGAACGTGGTGGATGCACTGGCCCAGCTGAACGACAAGAAGGCCAATAAACTGGTAAGGGAGGTCCGTTTCTATAACGGAGAGGACAGGACGCTTGACTTTATCCTTACCAACGTATATGTCCGTATTCAGGGTACTTCTTCCGTGAACTATGCCAGAAAGAACTTCCGTTTCTACTTCCAGAAGACGGCAAGCGGCTGGACGGTTACATTGAGCTACGGGGAGATTGACGGAAACGGCAGGCAGAAGAATCCGGTGGTAACTACCGGCAAAAAAAATCTCTTCAAGTTACGCAGGAACTCGGTAGGCGCGAAGCTGGCATGTTCCAAATGCGACTTCTCGGACTCGTCCATGACCACCAATACCGGAGGTGCGAAGCTTATCAATGACGGACTGAAAGAGATGGGGCTGCTTACGCCTGCCCAGCGTTACGCCAAAGACCATGGGCTGGAGGATGATTACCGTTCGGCCATCGACGGCCTGCCGTGCGACCTGTTCGTAGCGAAGAGTGCCGACGAAGACCTGACCTATTACGGCCAGTACAACATGAACAACGAGAAGAGCGACAGCTACCCCATCTTCGGGCAGGATGAGACCATCGGCGGCGAGAAATGGGGCGAGGGCGACACGCTGAACTACCTGGAAGCCGACGAGGAAGGACACAAGCAGTACCTGCCCGTCTGCTTCGAGACGCTGAACAACTCCAATCCGCTGTGCCTGTTCCACTGGTTGCCGAGTACCGAACCGGAGCATAAGGATTTCATGGACTACAACTTTGACGGAGGACTGGAATTTAATCATCCGAAAGATACCTTCTGGTCGGACGGAGGCGGTGACGCGGAGGAAGAACCGAACCTGAAAGACCACCTCGGTACCGGTGACAAGTACGACAAGATGTACAAGGCCACCGACCGCATGATGAGTTTCGTCTACCGGTGCGTAAAGGAAACGCCTGCGGGCAGGAACATGGTTTACAGCACGGAATCCCATTCGTTCGAGGGGGTGGACTATGAGGACGACGGCGACAAGTTCCCTACCGCCAAGTGGCAGAGCGATACGTTCAGGAAAGAGGCCGGGAAGTATTTCGACCTTCCCCACCTGATTGCCTACTATCTGTACGTGCAGTTCAACCTCGGTGTGGACCAGCTTGCGAAGAACATGCTTATCCGCACATGGGACGGTGTGAAATGGTCGATTGACTATTATGACGGCGACTGCCAGCTCGGTTCTGACAACAAGTCGTTCCTGACCGGGAAGTATGACGACAACCGCCAGACGAAGCGCGACGGGGCTTATGTGATGCAGGGTCATAACTCGTGGCTGTGGAACCTCATCGTGGCCAATTGCTGGGACATGATTGTGGAGATTATGGTGAGCGGATGGAACGGGGGCGCAAGCTTCATGAGTGCCTTCAGTATCCAGAAAGCCATTGACCATTTCGATACCGAACAGATGAAGAAGTGGTGCTCACGCCTCTATAACAAGTCCGGCATCTTCAAATACATCTACCCGTTCCTGAACGAAATGCCGGTGGGTGCTGACGGTGCCAAACAGACCTATCCGCAAATCTACGGTCTGAAGGGTTCGTTGAAAGCACACCGGAACTACTTCATCCAACGCCGGTATGACCTGAAGCAGGTGGAGTACGGCTATGTATCCACGCTGGGTGCCCAGTTCTACCAGAGTACGGCATCGCTGGACAAGGCTTATAAACTGAAACCGATGCAGTACCGGCTGACCATCCCGTACCGTGTGCAGCTCTCCACCAGCAACGGCGTGCAGGCCGACAGCGGCGTGGTGGATGCGGACGTGCTCCATTCCCTGCAGCTGACCCGTGCCTTCGGTGAGAACGACCCGCTGAAGATTATCGGTGCAGCCAAAATCAAGGAGCTGGTATGGCACGAGGATGCGTTCGCAATCGGCTTCAACTTCGGTCTGCTGACCTCACTGGTAAAACTCGACATGAGCGTGGAGAAAGCCAGCGGTTACCGGAACGGCTCGTTCATGGCTTCGACCAATGGTATGCTGCTTCTGGAAGAAGTGAACATGCGGAACAACCGGCTGGCCCGGAACGGGGACAACGGGAATGTGGCCACTTTGGACTTGAGCTGGCAGGGCCGCCTGAAGAAACTGGACGTGAGGGGTACGGGGCTGACCCGTGTGAAACTGGCCACCGGTGCGCCCGTTGTGCAGTTATGCCTGCCGGACACGATTGAGGAACTGTTCCTGGAATATCTGACCAAGCTGTCCGATAGTGGCCTGATACTGGAAGGGATCAATAATGTGCGGGGCTACCGCTACACCAACTGCCCCGGCATCGACGGGTTCGCTATGCTGGAACGCCTGCACCAGGCCAGACTGAACGGCAGCGGCAAGCTGGAGCGCTTCGTGCTGGAGATAGACCGGGAAGACGACGGAACCCTGCTGAAGAAGTATTACGACTACGGAACGTATACACAGACGGGTGCCGTGGATGACCGGCATTCGGGACTGAGGGGCAAGCTGACCCTGACGAAGTATCTGGCCGATGAGGAACTGGAGAAGTATGCCGCCCGTTATCCGGAACTGACCATCAAGCAGCCGCCCTATACGATGATCGAGTTTGACGACAGCGTGGCCGACGATGCCAATGTTTCGAACCTGGACAACAAGACGGGGTACAAATTCGGCAATACGTACAAAATGAGCGGGCATGTGAATGCCATCCTGTCCAAGCGCCACCGCGTATTGGCCAAGGTGACGAAGATGCCCACGAGCCGGAAGGTGGAGATAGCCGGGCAGCAGGTGGAAGTGAACAACCCGGACGGGGAGATGACCTATTTCCCCCTGCATGACGAAAGCTCGAACTTCTATGCCGATGCGGAGGATATGAACGACTGTACGGTGGCGAAGCTGGACGGCAGCGAGGGAGACTGGATGATGTATGAGCCGTTTTACTGGAGCAAAGGCATCAACGATTATTTGAACAACAAGAAGTACGCCTGCTACAGCAGTTATCCGGAGGACGAAATGCCCCCGGTGCCTGAGGCGACGGTACTGACACTGGATGCCATCAAGGAGACACAGGGCGGCTGGCTGGGTGAACGCAAGATCATGAGCGGCAAGCCCACGCTGATGGAATCCTATACGACGGACAAGGCTTATTCCGTGTGCAAAGTGGACGTGTCGGGTTACAGACGTGTCCGCTTCCCGAGCGTTCCAGGAACAGGGCTTATCGGCAGTGTGTTTGCTGATGCGGAGGGAAACATCCTGAAGAGTATTGTGGTGCCGACCATCGGCTTGAAATTTGAAGCCGGCATGTATCTGATAGCAGACGTTCCGGAACGTGCTACAGCCCTGCATTTCTCCATTCTGAACACGGCAGAGTTTGACTGCGTGGTACTGAGCCACAGCGACAAGATAGAGGACATGGAACCGGATTGGGTGGCCAATGAGGAGCATCTGTGTGCCGTTGTGGGCAGTTCGGTGGTGGGCAGTAAACTGCGTGCCTGCATCACCGGAGCTTCGACCACGGCAAGTATGACCTGGACGGACTTCCACTACTACAGCCAGCAGCGGGGTATGCAGCAGATAGATGCGCTGATGCACAGCCGCATCGCGAACCTGAGCTATGCAAAGTACGGGCGCAGGGATATGCAGGAACAATGCGGTGCCGGTCAGCATAACAATAACCGCACAACAGGCGGAACGGCCGAACACGGGATGACAGACACCATCGGCTACGATGAAGCGTATGTCATTAACAACAAAATCACGAATTCGCTGATTGACGGCCTGGTGCACCAGTATGCCTGGTATAAGAGTCGGGACGAATACGGACAGGCGACTGTGGTGCAGGTGAACAATATCTGCTGCCTGGGCTATGAGGACATCTACGGCAACAAGTATGACATGATGGACGGCGTGGATCTGCCGAACGACAGCGGTAACGTGGGCAAATGGCGCATCTGGATGCCTGACGGCAGTATCCGTATGGTACAGGGCAAGAAGGACAGCGGTCAGTGGATTACAGGCGTGGCGCACGGCAAGTATATGGACATGATTCCGGTAGGTAATCTGAACGGATCATCTTCTACTTACTATACCGACATGTACTGGATAAGCACCGCTACGGTCCGTGTGGTCTATCGCGGGTACAACAATGCGGTTGCGTATGGCG